CTTTGACATAGCACCAACCATAGCATTGATCATGCCGACCTTGGTGTATGGCTTCAAGCCTGAACCCTGAGTTGGTGGTGTCTGATCGCCTGCCTGAGCAGCGCCACCAGGAGGCTGCGCATTAACGCCTGTTGGATCAGGAACCTCAGCATCAACGCCGAAGCTCGCTTTCTTTGCTTCTTCAAGATCGTCGAGCTTTTCGACGTTAGTTTCCTGAACTGACATATTATTCTCCTAGTTTCTTTGAAGAAATTTCTTTCTTTAGTTATTTATAAAATCGTTATTTTTTACAGCTTATTCATGAGAGTTGTGAAGGCTCTCAGAAGAATCTGTTCACGATCTTCTTTGGTTGCATATGACTCTTCGATGTCTTGCTTTACAGCAACAACATCAGCTTCCTTCCACACGCCGTTATCGAAGATCCACTCTTTACCTTCCATAATACCATTAGCAATGGCATGAGGTGCAGAGGGATCTGCTACAATATCGGCTGCGGTGGCTAGGTAGAAGTCTGGTTGGACTTCCATAACGTCTCCTCGTTTTACGAGACTACCCATACCTCTTGAAGAAAAGCCCAGTTTTGCGCCTTCCTTCATGAGATTCTTCACAATCTGTCCATATGGTGTGTCCATGATCTTTGCTTTGCCAGTGAAGTTATCGCCGTCACGCTTCAACTCTTTGATCATGTGCGAAACTCGTTCGAGATTAATCGTTGGTCCCTGTGGATGACCTAGTTCGCCGTATGCACGATTCTGTTCAACGAACTCACGATTATAACGATCTACTTCCTTTGCCAGGATTTCTGTAGGATATGTGCGACCGTTCTTGTTTTTCATATTACCCTGCATAAGAATGCCTTCGAGAAAGAACTGTTTCTCGCCAGATTCATTTGCTTCGGTAATAACTCTGAGGTCTTCGTGTACCTCACACATTAGCTTGAACATTAGTACTGCGAGCCTCCTGTGATAGAAGAAGTCTTATGCAACTTCAAGATTACAGTGCCAGGATCACTGCCTGTTTTTGTAATAACAACATTTGAAGTGGCTTCTGCAGCGCCGTTATCAAGGAGGCGTGAGTCTGAGAGATCAAAACAATGCTGACCAGCAGTCAGAATCATAATAGTATTAGCACCACGACTGATAGTCCAGTATGAAGTGCCGCCAATAGACCATTCTGCAGAAACAATATTCAAACGTGTAACAGTTTCTCCAACAGTATTAGCACCGATTGTTTCTGTTGGATGATTAAGATTGATAAAGCCGTTGGAGTTGAACTTAGCAATAACCCAACCACCTTTACTATGTTTGTTTACGATACCTTCTGCAGCCATCTCTTATCTCACTTATTGTTCTGAACAAACTGAAAGATTGCGTCAAATGACTCGAGGCTCTCAGTGATCTGTGACTTGAATACTTCCTGATTAGAAGTTGTTAGCTGAGCAAATACTTCTTCGATTGCTTCTAGCTGTTCAACATCAAGTTCAACAACATCACCATTACTTAGTTCGATAGAAACGCCTTCATCGAGATCTGTGATATTATCAAAGATGGATTCGGCACGAACAGAAGAAGGACCACGAACAGGAGTCATGTCGCCCTGTGTTTTATCTGCAGGTGTTAGTTTTGTTTTTGAACCTTTGAAACCAGACTGATCAGCTAGTTTAGAAGTGCCCTGTTGAACAACAGCACGATCACCGTTCTTAGGATGATGATCTTTACCGCCGATCTTATCGTTTCCATCATGGTCTTTATTATGAGGATAATCAATACTATCGACAGTGTGCATGTTGGCGAAATCTTCTTCACCCTTTGCACGAGGCTTTAGAGCGGCAGCTTCTGGATTCTTCTTTTCCAGTGCTTCGCGCAGTTCCTTAAACTTCTTCATCTGGTAGAATCTCCTGCTGTACGACTAGTTCTTCCTCCTCGGCAGGAGGGTTTAGAAAAGATGAGGCAACTTCCATTCGCTTCAGATCAAGCGCATCTTGAACCTTTGCTGCAAGAGCATTGTGAATAGCGTCACGAAATTCTGACGCATTCTGATTCTGTGCTGCCTGAATCGCTGTATAAATCTGTTCCATAATAACTCCTTTTAATTCAAACTATTTATAATTTATAAGAAATATGGAATTTTATAGGTAACTCCACCAATAACAATAGCTAGATGCCCGTCTGGATTAGCCACGACTGCAGCATTTAATGGAACATTTTCCTGAACAGTTGTTATTGAATTTGTATTACCAGATCGGACTGTTAAATGACTAAATGAATTAGCAACTTCAAGTTTAGTTGCTAAACTATTAGATATTGTTGTAGCAAAATTAGCATCATCATTAATAGCAGCTGCCAATTCGTTTAGCGTATCTAAAGTGGAAGGAGAAGAATCTATAAGATTAGCGATTTCGGTTCGAACGAAAGCGGTTGTAGCGATCTGAGTAGTATTTGTTCCAGAATTTGGTGTTGGTGCTGCTGGAGTACCAGTAAATGTTGGAGATTCTATATCTGCTTTAGTTGCAATATAAGCATTAGTGTTGGCAAGTGCTGCACGCTCAGTTGCTTCATTTGCATCTACGTCTGATTGAACGTTAGCAATATATGAGTTAGTATTTGCTAAATTTGACGCTACTAATGTACGGATAGAAGTATTCGTTGAAGTAAGATTATTATTTACTAAATCAATTCTAAAATTAGTGTTTGCTAAATTGGAATTGATCAGAGCACTAATTGTAGAATTGAAAGAAGAATCATCATTAATAGCAGCTGCTAATTCATTTAGAGTATCTAAAGTTTCTGGTGCAGCACCAACTATATCGGCTATTGAAGAATCTATATATGATCTAATAGAATTGTTCGTTGATAGAAGATTAGTATTGAGTAGATTAATTCTAGCATTTGTATTAGCTAATTCTGATCTTGAATTAGCAACTAGCTGATATGGATTAAGATTTATTGTTCCCCATTCGATAGCTGTTCCAATAGAATTAGTTCTAAGCACTTGATTATTAGCGCCTAAAACACTTAATCCTGTTCCACCATGTATGTATCCAACGGACTCTCCTGACTGAAATTCAGCAAGTCCTGAAGGATTACCGCTGTTATCAAATACTGTTCTTATTGGTACTTTTTCTACCATATTTGTTTAGCCTTAAAACAAAAATAATGTTTCGTTAGAATCAATTAAACTTTCTCCACTAGATAACGTAAAATTCGTAAATAATTTTCTATTTATGTTTGATCCAAATGTAAAAGTTTTAGCTGATTGACTTAAACCTAATGCTTTTGTATAAAAAGGAACTTCAATAGAAACAACGCCTAAATCTCCAACAGTAGCAATAGTTTTTTCTACTGCTCCTTCGGAATTTAATACTTTAGATCCTGCTGGAAGAACTGCACCGGATCCAGATATGGCAATCTGACCAGTTCCATCAGAAGAAATAGTAGCCCCACCTAGATTAATTGTATTGCCGGAAAGATATAATTCCTTAAATCTCATTCCAGTAGAACCAAGATTATATAGGTTGTTTGCTGATGGAATTATATCTGTTGTAATGCTTGTTAAATTTACATTACTACTTCCGCCGCCGCTTCCAGCCATCCACTTTTTAGAAGAAGCATTATACGTCAGAACACTATTATTAGAAGCATTGAGAATAGAATTGTAATCTACATCATCTAATGCTCTTAATAAAACTTCACCCGAACCAGCAGATGAACCTCCATTAACAGAAGCATTAAAGGCAACTTTTGATATTCTCTTATCAACATCAGCAAATAGATCAATAACTTTCTTCTCAAGATTAGTGACGTCAGCATCTAATCCTGGATCGCCTTTATCGCCTTTATCGCCCTTTTCTCCCTTTGAACCTTTTGGTCCCTTAGCGCCTTGAATACCAGCAGGACCAATTTGTCCATCTTTACCATCAATACCATCACGTCCATCTTTGCCGTCAATTCCATCGCGCCCGTCTTTGCCATCAACACCGTCTCGTCCATCTTTACCGTCAATTCCATCGCGACCATCGATACCGTCGCGACCATCTAATCCAGCTATACCTTGAGGACCGATTTCGCCTTGTTCGCCAATTAAACCTCTAGGACCAATTTCTCCTTGTAGTCCTCTATCACCCTTTTCTCCTTTGGGACCGCGAATTCCTGGAATGCCTCTTTCACCAGGATTACCTTTTTCTCCCTGTAATCCTCGATCTCCTTTTAATCCTTTAGGACCAATAGATCCTTGTTCGCCCAACACTTTACCGAGATCTGCAATAAATCCATCAGTGAACTGAATGACCAAATTACCTTCTAATAATTTGACGTCAGATATACCTCTTCCTGACAAACCAGTTTTGCCATGAATAACTTTTGGAATTGTAGGGAGTGCTTTTTGTATATAACTTAGTTGTTCAAGAACTTCTTTGCGAAGATCATCTATTTGAACTCTAGCAAGTTTATTAGCAACTGAAATTAATTTGGCTTGTTCGAGTTCGTTCATTATTATTCTTCATCCCTAAACTCTTCCAGTTTATCAAGATCAACCTTACTAACTCTTTCAATCGCACGAGTCATATTATCTATAAGTTTTTTATCGTCTTCAGTTAAAGGTTTAGGGACAAAAGAAACTTCTTCTTTTTGTGGTGCAGGTGTATTATTTGCTCCTGCTTGAGCAACTGATGCTTGTGCTGGATTTGCTGTGGGATTATTTACCGCTGCGCCATCTTCTTGATCCGGTTCTGGTGATGCTGCTTCTTCCGCAGCAATCTGTTTATCAATCTCAGCGATTTCGTTGTCGTTCTGCTTAAGAACGTTCTTACGAATCCATTCTACTGAATAATACTTACCAACATACGCGTCAACAATGCCAAGGATACCAAGACGAGAGTTGATCATTTCTTGTTCTTTGATTTCAGCATAATAGTTATCACGCTGGAAATCATACTTAATATCGTTCTTGAAATCTTTCCATTCTTCACGAGTAATAACGCCAGTAAGAACTAGCTGAATCTCGAGGAGATTATCGAATAGATGGCAGAAACGTGAACGCAAACGCTCAGTAAACTTGGCAAACTTAATTTCGTCGCGAGTGATCTCGCCCTGACGACCCATGCTAAATGTGCCTTCTGCTTCAAGACGAGTTACTGGAACATGAAGTGACTTGTATAGTTTCTTCTTGAAGTAATCAACGTCTTCCATCTGACCAAGATTTTCGCCACCAGGAAGTGTTGTAATTTCTGTACCACGACCACCTTCGCGACGTGGTAGCCAGTAATCTTCAAGCATGGTCATGAACTTACGATCATCTTTGACCTCACCAGTATCTGCATTATATACTAGGCGATTTTTATGTTTGACCATCATATCGCGAACGTACTGTTCTGCTTTTTGCTTTGGTAGATTACCAACGTCAATATAGAAGATACGACGCTCAGGTGCGCGAGCAAGACGGTAGATAACTACAGCATCTTCCAACATACGCAACTGATTGAGAGGTTTAATAGCACGATGCAGATATGAAAGCACCATGATATTGCGTGAGTCTAGCAATCCACTATGAACATAACAGATAGAATCTTTAGCAATCTTAATGCCTTGACCCAGAGAACCAGTACCGCCTGTGACTCCCATCACAGTTCCCATAGGATTGTAGATGTAATATTCTTCGTAAGCAGGGATAACCAGCTTGGAATTTTGACCAACAACTGGTGTGCGCTTCATTGGCTGACGCACCTTACGAATACGTCTTGGATCAATGTAACGAAGTTCTTGAATGCCTTTGCGTGGCGCTTTAGTATCAATCATAATATGATAGAACAAACGACCATCAATATACCAACGACGGAATAGGTCGTATGACATGTTAGAGAAATCAAGCATATTAAGGATGTTGTCGAACTCTTCCCGAATCCGCTTCTTAACAGATTCAGGTTGTTTTAGATCATCAAGATTTATGGAGATCGGATCGGCATCATCATCTGTAACGATAGCTTCATTTACGATGTCATCAACGGCAGCTTCCACTTCTGGAAACATTGCCATTTCGCGATAACGTGTAACGAGCTGCGCTTCATTCTTAGCAGTCCCCTCCATATCCACATATGTGCCATATGCTCCACCAGGAGCAATTTCCATAGCACCATCTAGATTAGGAGGAGGCGCAAACGAAGGAACCTGCTGAGCAAGTTTTTCTTCATCTTCGTTTGCCCGCCCAATACGGAAGCCAAATAATTCGATTGCCATCTATTGTCCTTCAAATATATTAATAAT